AGTTTGTCTTTTGTGGCATTGTTAGAATTCGAGTATGATTTTAATGTCTTCCTTCTGTCGAGAATTTCTGACAATTACTGGTCTATTGTCCAAATATACTATTTCTCCCGACCCTTTATTTATCTCAGGTTGAGATAACCCTCCAGTGAACTGAACTCCTAAGTTAACGAGTTTACCTCCAGTGGGAGTAACAGATGATTGATTAAATGTTGTATCAACTTTTCCTGAAAACACTAATGTTGCTCCAACTTGTTGCTTTATATCTGAATTTGATGATTCAAATTCATATATTCTACCTACAGTAGATATACCTGCATAATCTGTTTGGTCATTTTTTGAGGAATAATGTAATGATCTATCTCTAAAATATTTAAGAACCTTAGTATCTTTATCAAATGATGCGATGTATCCAGTCGCTACATCTCCATTATTTGGAGAAATAGTTAATAATTGTGTTATTTCCTCACCAACACCTGCTGTTCCTGATACACTAGTGGGATCAAATTTTATGCCATGTAATGTAGTAAATGTTTGTTCAGTAAAAATGTTAGTGGTTCCAATCTTTGTTGGATTTTTAACAATGCCTACTTGTGCAAATTGAGTATCAATTGGAAAATCATTAGTTGAGTCATCAAATCTTGCATAAACAATAACCTTATCTGTGCCTAATTCTGTATAGATATCAGATCCATGTCCTAGTTTAGGTGGAATAATCGGCACTAATTTTGCTTTGTCAGCATCTGAATGATTCGCACCACCCACTCTCAACTTATCAAGATCAATTAATCCATAAGAATAACCTTTACCACCAGAACTTACAGTCACATTAGAAATTTTTTGATCAACAATATCTACTCTAGCTCTTCCTCCAGTTCCATCACCTAATATATCAACTTCAAATCCATTGCCAGTAGTATAATTTGCTCCTGCATTTTCAATATAAACATGTTTTATTTGATTATTATTAACATTTGAGTCACCATTCTCTCTCACCGCCCTAATTTGACTATCTGTGCTTGTTGCCCAATTGTTTGGAACAGTAATATATTCTGTTGAGTCAAATTTAACTATATCACTTGGAGAAATAGTAAATAAGTATTTCCAAATAAATCCATCACCACTGTTTCCTGCTTTTGATGGTTCTAAATCAGTAAATGTTGGTTCATCTTGTGATACATTACCAAGTTCATTTGTTCCACTTGATCCATTATCAATACAAATATAAACTTTAAAATCAGAATTTAAAACATAATAATTGGCATCATATAATCGATTTGATTTTGTTAATGGACTTTGATTTGATGCACTGTAATCATCCCTATAAATTTCATATCTTTGCCCTTGAACCCAATCAACTCTTCTTATAATTCTTCTAATATTTGCAGATGAGACTTTTCTACCAAAACTCATCGTATCTCCAACATGAGCACGATAAGAAAAACTATCTACTGGTGCAGGAGTTGCACCTTCATCATTCCATTTTGTAGTTCTACCAAATCCAACCCTAATGGCTTGATCTGTACCTTTTGGATTGGCTAATCCTACAAAGACATAGTATGAATTATTTGTATTTTCGACTGACTCTACAAAATTAGTTGCGTTTAGAATTCTAAACTGATCAGTAACTATTGCTGGCATCGACTCTTAACTTTTCTTTTTATTTATAGTGGTTCATCAATCAAAGTCCAAATACTCTAATTGCACCAGTGGATCTTAAACCTCTTACTGAAGATCCTCCAAAGTGTTTTCTTTGTATTGTTGGGAAGGTTGATAGTCCAGCATCAACTGTCAATCCTGATACACCAATTGCAATTGGATTAGATGAGCGTTTAAGACCATTTCCATATAATCGACCCCAATGGAATTCACCAACAGCAGTTGAAACACCAATATTCAATGGATTAAAGGAACCTTCTGTAGTAATACCTGTTATATTACTACTTGTATGTAAGTGAACAGTTAATATTCCAACTGATTGACCAGTGATCAATGGAGGAAATTGAACGATGTAAACATTATCAAGGAATGTAGTTCCAATACCAACTGTTCCACCTGCATTTGTACCAAACACAGATCGAGTACCATCACCCTCAGATGTATTTTTTACAAAAATAGGATATCCCTGTTTTAAGGTACTAGCATCAACAAAGTCAAATTTATTATTTTTCTTTTTAGTTACAGAGTTAAAGAATATTTTAAGTGCGGAATCCAAAGAACCGTTTCTTTTTACTTGTTCAATACCTGTAATTATACCAGTGTAACCTTGAATTTGATCTATACCTGTAATTCTTTCAGTCTCATATGCAGGTGGGTCAATAATAACTTGTGGTGGATTTGATTGTGAATATCCAAAACCTTCATCCGTCATTTGATCAAAAGCAACTGAACCATTAGAAACTGATAGCGTTGCTGTTGCAGTTGTTCCTATACCTACGCTAGGTGTACCAGGCTTAATAGGATTAAATATCTCTACAGGAGGACTACTTATTTTAACATTGACTGTGCCACTGTAACCTGATCCTGGTTCAGTAATGTTTAATCCTGTAATAGTTCCTGTAGCACTCACTGTTGCTGTCGCTGCTGCACGAATATTAGTAGTTTCACCATGTGTTATGAGTGCATCAACTGGAAGATCAGCTTGATCATATCTATCCTCTTCATATAAGAATGGAGTTGCGTCATCAACAAAAATACCATCACCAACCAAAGTACCTGGACCATTTGTAGTTGTTAAATCTCCAATTATTTTTGCAGTAGGATAAATTTGTGGTTCAATAGAAGATCTTGTTTTAGGAACTATTTCACCATTAATTACAATATCTACTTTTTGTTTTTCAAATCTTACAGGTTTTTCCTGATTTTCATCAATTCCAAGACCTGTGTAAACATCGGTTTCAATTACCTTTGCTCCTACATTTTGTTTGTTTATACGATTATTTTCTTGAGTAGAATTATTAGTTGATATATCAATAGCTTCATTTCTTAAAACTCTAAACTGATCACCTCTCTTTACTTCTTCTTGGATATCTTGTATTACGACATCAACATTTTCTTCCCCCTTATAGAAGAATATATCTACATGATCGTGATCATTTAAATCTGGACCTGTCTCTCCAGTGGGTGCTTCTTTGAATGTAACTGTAGCTCCACCTTGAAATTCATATGATATACCAGGTTGTTGTAAAACACCATTTACAAAAATAAGTAATACTGCGTCTAAATCAATCAATTGTGATTGAGGATTTGTATCATCTTTTTCAAAACTGAGAGGTTGACCATTGAAAAATAGCGGAAATCTTGTTCTTTCTCCATTTTGCATATTCTTGATATCATCAATATAATCTATCTCTCCAAATTGGAATGATGAAAAACTATCTCTGAAAGTATCAATCACCTCTAACTCAAATTCTTGAATTGGTGGTAAACCTTGACGAGTTAAATGTGCTGCAGTTATTAAACCAACTGGTTTAAATTTATCCCCTCTTCTAAATGAATGACCAGGTCTAGAGATTTTAAATTTACTTATTTCAAATAAAGTAGAACCAATACCTACTGTTGTAGATGATGCACCAACTTCAACATCAACAAGTAGATTCAAACCTGTATCAGTAGTAGGTCCAACTCCTATTCTTGAAATACCCTCCACCTCTAGATTTTCATATATTGGTTCTGGAATGATCAATTCTGGATTGACATAACTTGTTCCAGCGGAAACAATATTAAACGCTAAAGTTCCTCCAATACCAACACTTGCAGTTATATTTGCACCAGTTCCACCACCACCACCTTGTCCAACAAAAATTGTTACTGTATTTGTTGTTGTAGATGTTATGTCAGTAACGATACCAGCAATAGGATCTCCATTAGGACTACTTGTTATTGATATTGATCTTGGATATGGATGATTTCCAAAGAAATTATCCTTAGAGCACTTAAATACAATTCCACCAGTATCAATACCAATTTTGTTACTGGTAGTTAAATTATGATTTGGTATTGTTAATATTAAATTACCTGTATGTGAGATATAATTTGCATCAGTTGCTGTATAAGAGGAACCGTTGAAATTACCTAATTTTATAGATCCAATACCTGCACTTACAAATCTATGCTCATAAGCAATATCTGTAACACCAATTGAAACTGTTGCTCCACGATATCCTGATCCAAATGTATTATCGTCAAAGAATTTAAATACATTTCCACCACTAATGTAAGTATGAGATTGAGCATGTGGATCAGCTTGAATTTCTAACGTTCTCTCTGATACGATTCCAACGAGGAATAGAGGTCTATCATGATCTTGAAATACTCTTGTACTTCCACCAACACTAAATTGTAAATCTCTTAATTGTACAGTTGTGGGTCTATCAAGAGCAAATCCATGAACTTTATCTGTGGTTACTGTAACTAATCCTGTTATATTATCAAATGAAGCATCTACTATGCCATAATTAACTCCAGAGGTTGTTGCAATACCAACTACATCAGTAATTGCACCATCAGCATCTTTAAATAATGATGCTTTTGCACCAACTAAAGGAGCATAACCAAGACCTGGCGTAGATGCAAGTGATACAATGATACCACCTCTAGGCACTTGGTTTTGATTTATATCAAATTCAGAGACAATAAATTGTCCATCAGTTGATGTAATTCCTGAAAATTGTACTGTTGAAATGCCAGCACTAGGATTATTTAAAATTTTATAGTTACCTTTTGGATTATTTGTTGTAGTAGGTTGTTGGAATATTCCATTTATGAATAACACGCCATTACCTACACTCACACCAGCAGATGTATTTGCACCACCTACAGTCAATGTATATGTTTTACCTATACCAGTAAAGTCATCAGACACATCATCAAACAACATGTTAGTTGTATAATTTTGTCTTAGGAAAGTTCTACCACTAAAAGTGGCTTTTACGAATGGTAAATTGGTATCTGTTCTTCTTGATCTTTGATTTCCCTTTGGTGGATCTATAAAATGAACGGTGCTATCAATTATATTAAATGAACCTCTATGTATTCTCGCTTCATCATTTTGTGAGTGTGTAGTAGCACCTACACCTAAAACACCTCTTTTTACCTTAACCACAGGTAATACACTAATACCAAGGGCTACATCTTTGGCATCATTAATAGGACCTTGAGGTAAACTAGCAAAACCAACATTTTCAATCGCCATGAATTCATCGTTAATCTTCAAAACGTCAGTTGGGTTAATTGAACTTATACCACTTAAAACAAATTGTGAAGTTCCTGCTCCAATATTTGCATCTAAAGTATGAGCAATTTTTGTAAATGTAATTGGTTGTTGTACAACTCCATCCAATCCAATGATTGTTTTAGTGAGTTGTTTTGTCATTGTTAACTTATGTGCATTACCAGAACCAAATCCAGTAACATGAATTGGTTGTCCTGATGCAACATATTCGGGACGAGAGAATAAACTTATATTGTTTTCATCGGAAACCTTTGCATATACAGTTGATGGTAGAAGAGTGGTTACTACTCCAGCAATATTTTCTGTAGAACCAATTGATATTGCTGTACCTGCAACACCTACAAATGTTGAGTCTGGTTTATAACTTAACTCTTCATTTGTATTAAAGAAATGATTAGGTATATTAAATGTTTCACTTACTCCTAAACCAGTTGATGTTACTGAAGACGGATTAAATGATTTTTGATAAATTGGTATATTTTTATATTTTAAATCAAATTTAGTTTTATTAGCTCTTTTTCCTTCTAATCCATCAAATGTATCTAAGAAAAGACTTTGTGTAATTGAACCATATCTCAAATCATTAGGTGTATTATCAAAATCACTTTCTGTATAGAAAATTTGATTAAAAGACTGAACTTCGATAAGTGATGATATATTAGCATCTGGATAGAATTTAAGATCTATGTTATTACCATTAATCTCTCCTCCAAATGTTCCTATCCCTGATGTTGATCCAATCGAAACAAATGGATATTGAACTGTTAAGACATCACTATCATCTCGAATTGTTATGATTTGATGAACTGCTGATGTTTGACCTGTTGAAACTCTTACTAATGATTTAACTGAGGTATCAAAATCTTTAAATATCGAGGCGTAAGTAATTACAGAACTTGTTCCTGTTTCATAGTTTGATTGTAGTCTTGCACTTCTTTCAGCACCTGCAGGTTGTCCCAATGCATTGAATCTGAAAGTACTTATTCCAACCGTGGTCGTTCCAAGTCCAACTATATTTGAACGTGTTTCAAGATTACTTGTTCTATCATTAATAATTTGTAATTTAATTAAATCATTCTCAAATTTAGATGTTATTATACCAACAACACTATTACTATTTGATAAATTTTTATCGACATATATTTGAGATAATGATGTATTAGTGCCATCAAAATCAAGTATGATCTCATTATAGTTTACATCTTTAAATACTGAGTCTTGTACAAATATATTTGCATAACATGCATTAAAATCTGTTTTTGGAAACTCAGCAATTGTTGTGGTTACATTTCCAACTCCACTTGGTGCTATTTTGTTAACACTGGATAATTTAGTATTACCAATTAATGTTGAACCACTACTATTTTCAAGTACATCAGGGGTAACCTTAAGAATTTTTAAATCATGATCTCTTGTAAATTTATTTACTGGTTCAAATAATAGATTTTTTATTTTACCTGATGTTATTTCTGATTTGAATGAACCTAATCTGATGTTTGTGAAATCAGTTGTTTTTTCAAATAAAATCACATCATCTTCATCAGTCAATACAACTAATTCTGTGAATTGTGTATCATTAGTATCTGGATCAATTATTTGTATGTAATAATTTCCAAGATCAGCGTTTAACTCATCAATAATGGTATCATTATTTGCAAAACCAACACTAGAAAACTTATCAGAAATATCATCATGAACTAAAACTCTATTTGAAATACATTTGGTGAAATCAGTTAGAATTTTAGTGGAGAACAATAGTTTTTTAGATTTATTTCCTACTACATCTTCATCTCTTACAAAATCAAAATTATTAATTGCATCAACCCTTCTTGGTTCATTTACCAAATCAATTAATAAACTTGATATTGCATTTAAAGTTGTACCTATACCAACACTTATATTGTTTTGTATTTGAGTATCTGCAAAATTCTTCAAACCAGCTGGATGAACTACACGATTTACTGGATTGACGAACTCATTCCATACAATTGGACTTTTAACAGAATATGATAAATTTTGATAATAATCATTGTTTGGCATCACCTGAAAATCTTCGCTTAATTTCCCAGTATCATCTAACCATCCATACTCTTGTCTACTTGAAAAATCAACTTTAAATTTTGCTTTATTCTCATTAATTGAAATAATTTCTGCAGATGTCCCACTAATATTACCTGAAATACGATCTTTTGGTCTTATAACTGTTAACCCATCAACTTTGATATAATCATCTCTTATTTCTACAACTTTTAGATCACTCTGGATATTATTTACATTCAATTTTTCTTCTAAATCAAATTGTCCTCTTGATTGTATAGGTCGAATAATAGGATAATTCTTTTTATTAATTAATTGAGGAAAACCAGATTGAAATGTTTTTGCTATACCAGGATTTGTTGATAATCCAGCAATACTAAATTTAAGGACTCTAGGAATTTGATTTAAATAATCTACTACCTTAAAAAATCTATAATCATAATTTTCTGAATTAAACCCATCTCCTGTAAAAGTACCCCCTATACTTACTATACCTTCTACAAAAATCTCATCATTTATTGCAAAAGGTTCAATAGGAAATCCATTCGTGGGTGTTTCTAATTCACAGGTAACAATACCGCTATTGGATGTTTCAAGTTTTTCAATACCTACTCCATTAGAATTGTTAATCGCAACTATTCTGTGTTGAATTGAATCTAATCCATTTACAGGAGCAATTATTTTAACATCTGATATTGTTTGTGTGGGAGCGATTGCTTGTAAAGATGTGTCATTTACAACAATATTCTTATCAGGATTGAAAATCAATAAATCAGGAGCACTTGTATAATCTAATCCACCACTAACAATATCAACTGATGTAACCACATCTAAATTATCGATGTTTACAATGGGTGGTATAAATGCCTCTGGACTTAAAGTCTTATCTGATGAATATTCATAACCAATATCTAAAATTCTACTTTTCTTTATTTTACCTATATCATTTGAAGTAACTTTAATATTTGCATCAACTCCAGATTTACTTATTATAGATTTAAATTTAGGAATTTTTTTGTAATTAAAACCAGATGATATAACTTTAAAATCTTTTATAGATCCCTTAACATTTTTTGATGATGTAGAATATTCAAGTTTATCACAATCTGTATCATTATAAGTTAAAAATTCTGGTTCAAGAGGAGAGAAGTCAAAGGTTTCATTAGTAACATTAGAAATTTTAAATTTACCATTATAAGCACTATCAATGAATAAGATTTCATTATAATTATTAACGTCTATATCAGATGTGCTTATAAATCCACCTTTTGTTAGACCATAATATAATTTTCTAGGAGATGATTTAGTAAATTCTACGCTTAACTTAGCACCTGGTGAACCTGTTGTGCCATCTTTAACAACATTAAATTCAGTTGTATCACTAGAACTACTATATTCATTTGTCAATTCTTGATCATAAAATATTTTAAAATCAAATCCTGCTAAAGATGTACTTGATATTCCAAATGTTAATTTTTGATTTTTAACAACTTTAATCTGAGGATTTATTGGTGCAATAGATTGATTTGAACCAGTTCCAGCAGTGATGGATAATATGTTTATTGGATCAACAGTGACATCTCTTATAGTTTGACCTAATTGGAATATATTATCATTTACTTTATAAACAAAATATGTTCCTGTTCCTAAACCTGTAGCATTACCATCATAGAAAACTTTATCTCCAGTATTAAATCCATGAGTTTCTATTCCTATTTTATTTTGTTGAACATTAGACTGTGTAAAATCAATCGGATTGAGGATTAATTTTTCAAAATCTGAATTATATCTAACGTCTACTGGTGTGGTAGTTCCTATTCCAACAGATATATTTGGTATTACAGTCATATCAACACTATCACCATTCTTAAGATTATGAGTTGTAGTACCTGCAGCAGCAACTTTTGTAGTAACTGTGGTAACTATTCTATCAATATCACCCGTTACTTGTTCATTAATTGCTGTAATTGTATATAAACCAGTTCCAATTCCAGTCACTCCACCATTATTAAAGAAAAATAAACCTTCAGTAGTATTTCCTACACCAGCAGCAGTTGTGACAATTCCTATGTGATTTTCATCTTTTTTGATGATAAAAACATCTGTCGTTGTTTCACCTGCAAAGGGTAATGTAAAAGAATCAGATGGAAAAATTGTAGGTGATACATTTAATTTAGAATTGCTCGAAGAAATGAGAGATGTTGAAAAACCTACTTTTTGACCAGTTTTAAATGGATGATTTGGAATACGAATAGTTCTTGGTACAAGACCAACTTCAGTTTTTAAATCTCCTATAAATGTATCTACTCTTTGACCGATACCAGTGGTGCCAAGACCTACAGATTGTTTAGGGTTAAAGAATATGATATCATTTTTACTTGACTCAAATTTCTCTGTTCTAACAGGAATTGTAAAACTATTTGATAATACATCAATACTTGAACCAAAAGTATGAGCTGCACCTGAAATACCTGGTACTCTAAGAACTCTTATTGCTTTATTCTTATCAAAAATATTAAGAACTTTAAGTGTTTCTAAACTATTTCCTTCACCTATTCTTAATGACCCACCTATTGAAACTGTGTTTGGTATATTATTTACGAAAATATCTTCAATAGAACCACTAACATTACCAATCTTCATCGATTTTGCTAATCCAACAGATGCAGTTTGTAATCCAACATTAAAAGATCCTGTTAAATTAACTATTGTCTTACTTAATCCTGATACTACAATAGCGTCTTGATTATTCAATTCTAAAAATGGAAGATAATTAACTTGTACTTGTGTGTCAGAGTTCCAAACAAATACTGCATTATTAAATGATGTTAAAGTTGTTTCTATCTTAGAAACTCCAATACCAACAATATCAGATACTTCAGCACTAAAACCAGAACCCTCTGTATCAGTATCATCAAAATTAGTGAGATCTCCAACCTTATATCCAGTTCCACCATTTAAAATTTCTATATCATTTATAAATCCTTTATGAACCGACTCAACATTTGTTAATTGTTTGACCTCCTCGTTAGATTCTATAATAAAATCATTATCAGCAAATTTCTCACCCACATTATATGGATATGTATTTCTAATTAAATTTGAGTTATTAAAATCAAAATCGTGATTTAATGATACATTATCCTCTATAAAAGGAGATCTATATGTATTTCCAATGAAGAAAGGATAGATAGACTCTAATTTATTAGATGTACTTCCTTTTTCCACAGTCGCAAAATATGCGTAAATTCCATTAGGAAATTCAGGAGTTTTACAAAATCTACCATTGTGAATATCTAAATCACCACTATCATCAAATATATAATCATTTACAAAGAAACCCTCTGAAAATCCTGTTGGTCTATTAAATACTTTTGTTTTATCTTTAGCATATGATGATTTGATAATAACTGTGCTTGAAGATGTATCATTAGGATCCTCATATCCAAAAGGTCCATAAATTGGATTTCCATCATATGCCCATCCAATTATGGGTGAATGTGTCTTTACTTTATCAAATTGACCATTTGCTTTTACGTCAAATCTATCAGGTTCAAAAAATTCTGCAACAGATTGTGGATATCCATACAAACTAAATGCTAAATTTGATTCTTTTTCTTGTAAATTAAAATCTCCAAACCTTTTTTGATTATTAATATTCAATCCACGCACTCTAGGTTGTAATTTA